GATCTTTATGACTACCAATCGACCCTAGTTCGTCCCCAGCAAAAATAGACTTCCTCGTTGTGCCCTTCTAAGTTGTACCGGCATAGGTACAGAAATCTACTTTTGGTGGAGACGGCCGGTACTGCCCCGGCGTGTTGTATAGTTTATTTCATCACCTTCAACAATTTCAATATATTTATAATACTCTATTTTTAGGTCAATGTAAACCCTTTTCTTTTATTTTAGTTTTTTTGTAAAAAAATTATTCGCCGTTGACGTGCTCGAGCAATTGCGTAATAAGTGTATCTTTCTTATAACGGCGGTCAAGCTCAAGATTAAAAGTCCTACCAAGTTCTTCTAACTCGGCCTTGGTAAGCTTTTCCAGATCTTCTCTATATAGAGTTGGCCAACTCTGCTTATTAAATGATAGCAACTCTTTGATGTATAAAATAACTCGCATAATCCAAATCATATTGGTTCTCCTTTTATGTTCTTGTTATTTATCCTTTAAATTAATTAAATTGATTTCAAAAGTCCGACGACAATCCCACATATTCCTCCACCAACAATCAGTGGGAGCACATATAAAAGTTGTTCTTTAAATGATACATTAGAACTTTTGCTCTTTTTCTTTCGCCCGCTCTTCTTAGGTGAGCCCATAGTTTTATATGTACGCTTTGTCATACCACCGGGCAAGGTGATAGTTTCACGGTTAAATTGTCGGCCGTTTTTATCAAACCCCTGTGTATTGGTAACACCACCTGTATTCTTATCACGCTTCTTACGTGATACTGTAACAGAGTTTGTAATACGACCTGTTTTCATATTAATAGAACGATTATTGCGTGTGCCAGGTCCTCGCTTAGATGATGTACGTTTGTGGAATGAACCCATTATGCTTCTCCATTAATCATTGGGTTGACCAGGTCCCGACGAAGGTACCTATAAATGGTCTGGAAAACTTCACCGTGTGGTAAGTTCTTCTTTTTCCTAAGGTGTTTAGGGAGATTAAAGGTATATTGAACGTAATGTGATACTTCATGTGCCACAATAATCAAGAGGATATCTTTGTCATCCTTAACCTTAATATTGCCAATCACCTTATCCTTACTCAATCGCTTGTATTCCTGGAACACAGTGTTACCATATTGCCAGTAATTGGTTGGGATTGAAATACTTTCAAATCCACCATAACCTCGAGCCTTAGGTCCATGAGCAAATTTCAAGTCGGAGAGAATACGCTTTGTGGCTGATGCGTTCAATCCCAACTCGTATTTCTTCTTTCGAAGGTGCTTCATGCAAAGAGTGACATATTCTTTGATGAGTTTTTCACTTAGGTCAGACATGTTGTTCCTTTTTTCAAACCTTATATTATTATAATATCATACTGGTCTGAAAAGTACACAACTATTTTTAATTAAAATACCTCACTGCATGGTCCGCGCAGTGCGTTGCTGCCCAACTTTCTGGCTTAATCTTAGGTGAGAACCCAAACATACCTTGAACATAACCAATTGCTTCTTTCATAGCAATTTGAGACTTATGCTTAGGATCAGAGTTAATGTCAAGATGGATTTCTAGGTTACGATCCCCGACATAATCAATAACAGCTGATGCCGCTTCTACAGCATAAGCTACTTCATTTAGAAGCCTTTGCTTTAGTGAACCAAAGTCTTCCATTTCAATTGAGTTGTGGAAAATTTGACAACCGTGCTTAGAGTCCTTGTGAATAACAATTACAGTTGTATAACGAGCCTTAAATCTATTCTTACCAATTGAATACTTTTGAGAGTCACAACCAATGTATACAGAAGATTCATTGGAAGACGCCTTAATAGATTTGATTGCTTCGTCGTAGTTAGACATGATTAAGTCCTTATCAAATGAAACCTTAGCATCATGTGCAAGACATCTTCTTTAGCCAGCTGCACATACTATCTCTCTTTTATATTGACTAAGAGATTCCCTTCACCCTTATGTAGTCTATGATATACCATTTTCGGTATCTTGTAAGTTTCGTTGATTTCTAAGTCAAATGGAAGTTTATCATCAAACTGAAGTTTCCATCCCACTCCATCAACTATAGTTATCTCTCTATCTCGCTCGTCTTGGTGCCATATCAACTCATCTTCTTCTACATTTTCTTTGAATAATCTAAGTTTTGTGCCACTTTGTAGACAGAAATCCTGATATGGTTTTACCAAAAGAATGAGCCTCCACCTGATAGACCAAGGGATTTGGCGTAACGGGGCAGACGGCATGCCCAGTATGCGGCTGAAGTCTTATCGTTTTGCTCTGAACACTTATGTCTTGCGGCAAATGACTTTCTTGCTGCTGGATCGTTAATCTTAACTTTAAGTCCAGTTGTGTCGCCCCATGTTACTTTCTTAATGCGGTCGCCATCTTTAACATAGACATAGAATTTCTTAGGACCACCCCTCATTGGCTTGTTGAGAGGCTTGTTCTCGCCTTCTGCTTTTTCAACAAGGTGGTCATCATACATGATTTGGTCAAGTGGAATCCACTGACCGTTGAACTGAGCAAAGTCACCGAGATTGCTTTCAAGAATTTCTTGGTCGGCAAGTGACTGTGGCTTGTATTCGCCAGCTTCGTATCTTTCTCTCAGGTTGACAAAGTACTGAAAATACATTTTTGAACCAGCACGATATACGTTCTCGTCAATTAGAGTTGTTTTGCAATCATCACAACAAGGCTCTGACTCTTCTTTAGAAATAGGCATACAGTTTGGCACCATTTTGCCACCCTTCTTCTTCATGCCTACCATTTCGTACCCCTTCCAACAAGGGTCTTCTTTTTCAGAAAGATATTCTAGAAAAGTCTTCATTATTTGCCTGCCTTTATTGAATTACCTTATTATTTATAAAATAATGTTTTTTTTGAGAAGAGTGTTCTATCCTGTTGAGCTATACTGCTATAATTGGTGCCCACGGCAGGACTCGAACCTGCAACAACCGGTTTAGAAGACCGGGATTCTATCCATTGAACTACGTAGGCTTTGTTGGTAATGGTACCTCTAATAGGGATTGAACCTATATCTAACGATTATAGGTCGTTTGCTCTACCATTGAGCTATAGAGGCAAAATTGGTGGTCATGCTTGGATTCGAACCAAGATCGTCCCCTAATCTGGGCTCCGGGATATAAATCCGGCCGCTCTACCATTAAGCTACATGACCGATGGCGGATAGGGTGGGAGTCGAACCCACACGACACTGGTTAGTCCTAATGGTTTTCAAAACCACGGCCACCGCCCATTGGCTTGCCTATCCTTGAATTATGGTGCCCCCGGAGAGATTCGAACTCCCGACTTTCTGATTACAAAACAGACGCTCTGGCCAACTGAGCTACAAGGGCTTTATTGGTGGCGACCCCCGGACTCGAACCGGGAAGCATCTGTTTCTAAGACAGATAGGTATACCAAATTCCCTTCAGATCGCCTTTATAATTTCCGGTACTTTTCTTACAATAGTTTTACTCAATTGATACTATCATTAAGAAAGGCCCTCTTGTGTCAGGACGAGAGGATTTGAACCTCTGACTTCCTCCTTCCAAGGGAGGCACTCTGCCAGACTGAGCTACGCCCTGTAAATATAAAAGACCACTCTAGATTAGACTAAAATGGGCTTTTATATATGGGCGGCTTAGTGATACCGCCCAGACCATTTTGTTATTTACGAATGTTCAAGATCATGTTGTATTATTTGTATAGTATATACCATGCTTTTGCAAAAGTAAACAAAAAATGACACTTTTTTAAACTTTTTTTATGTTGCGGTTGGTTCATACCAATCTAATTCAAGTGCTAATGTTTGACCATTACCAGCAATATTAGTTAATCTCAGCAAATATATTTTAGTGCCTTTAAAAATATTTATTTATTTACGCCTCGTTATCTACTAGTATAATATCAAAAGAAGATGAAATAACTGAACTAGTATCACCAGTTCCTCTCACTTCAATATCAGTTTTTTCCGGAAAACGCAAGGGAATCGAATAATTCTGAGTAGTATATCCACCTACGATATCAACAATATCCTTTGTTCTAAATGTTGCACCACCACCTAATTCTCTTGATAGTAAAGTCACTGTGACAGCATTATTCGTTGGTGCTACACCGAT